TGCCGCTCATGAAGTCCAGTTCGATGACGGTGGCGCCGTCGATCATCAGCTTGTAGTAGCTGCAGGGCATCGTGTATTTGTGCGTGGTGTCGTCGCCCATCTTGGCCGCGCCCATGTCGATTTCTTTGTAACGGCCGCGCACGACCACTTCGACGGCGGCGACCGTGCCGTCATCGTCTTCCTGGTAGGCGCCGGCAAAGCGCAGTTGAACGGCGCCGTGCGTGTGCGCGCCGTACTGTTTCAGCGCTTCGGCGATCAGGCCGCCGCCGCTCCATTCCAGCGACAGCGCCTCGTTGCCGAAGTCGACGGACACGGGGCCGCTCATGCCGCCGGCGCGGTATTCTTCCATCTTGCGGCTCAGCTTGGGCAAGGTGACTTCCGGCACCATGCCCAGGAAGGACACGCCGTTCTGGAACAGGTTGAAATTTTTCAGTTTGCGGGGCAGGCCCATAGTGTTCTCCGTTGTTCAGTTGCGCCCGCGCGGGCGCGGGCAGGGTGGTGATGTGGGCGATTACGCGGCGATGCGCGAGGCGAAGTCAGCCAGGTAGCGGTCGGTAATGCGCTGCTGGAAACGCAGGTTTTCCAGCGGCGGCACGGGCGTGTAGTCGTAGTCGATGGCCAGCTTGCCCGCCTTCAAGGTGTCCTTGTCGTTGTACTGCTCGTCATACCAGGCATGGCCGTCGATGATGTAGCCCTGCAATTTCAGGTCGCGGAACTTGGCGTTGATGCTTTCCAGCAGGTCGCGCACCAGGGACGGATGCAAGGGCAGGTCGACAAAGGTGAAATGTGCTTCGGCGATGGTGTCGGCCAGCACCTGGGCCGTGCGGGTGTAGCTTTCAAAATAAAAGAAGCCGCCCGGCGCCTCGCAGGTGCGCGAACCCCAGAAGCGGTAGCCGCCCATGTTAATCAGGGTGGTGACTTCCTTGGCGTTGAGCACGCCGGCGTCGGTGGCAGGGTCTTGCAGGTCGAAAAATACGTCACGGGTCAAGCCGGTCGGGCCGTTGACGACGACGTTGGACAGGGTCTTGTGCCAGCCCGTTTCCTCGTCGATCTTGGCGCGCAGGCCCATGGCGTAGGCGACGGCGGAAATACTCGCTTCCTCGTCGGTGGCGGTGTTCCAGTTCACAAAATCGGGCCAGATGATCATGACCTCGCGCTGGCCGAACTGGCCGCGATAGGTGGTGGCGGCCACCACGTTGCTGCAGCCATACGCGGAGGCGTAGACGAAGCTGCGCAGTTGCTGCGCCACGCTGGCCAGGGCGTTGGTGACGGCCTTGGTGTCCAGGCCCGGCGCGCCCAGGATGCGCGGTTTGACGCCGAGCTTGCTTTGTGCGGCCAGCAAGGCTTTCACGCCCAGGTACTTGCCGTCCGCCGATACGCCGCCCACCACGTTGGTGGTGGTTTCCGCTTCCGTCTCGCCTTCGGCCACGCGCACGACGATGGTCAGGGGCTTGGTTTGCGCGGCAATCGCCTCCAGTGCGCGGTACAGGGTGCCCGTCTTGCCGGCCTTGCCCATGGCGGCCAGCACGTTGGTGACGAGCACGGGCGTGTCGAGCGGGAAGGCAGCCGGGTCGGCATCGTCGGCCGTGGCGATCAGGCCCAGCACGGCCGTGGAGACGGTACGGATGGGGCGCGAACCCTCGTTGATTTCAATGACGCGCACGCCATGGTGGTAGTCGGTGGCCATGTGGCTCTCCTGGTGAGTGGTGAAAAAGCGTTACTGGGGGGCTGCCGTGCCGGCCTCGTCGAAGGCGCGCCGCGCCTCGTCGGACAGGGTGGCGGCGATGCGCGCGAATTCGGCGTTGACAGCCGCTTGCAGCGCTGCCATGTCCTGCGCGGCGGCCACCGTCGGGCAGATGGTGATGTCGAGCAGGCAGGCGCGCGCGGCAGTGATGGCGCGCACCGTGTCCGCGTCGCCGTCGGCCATGGCGGCAAAGCCGATGCCGGCCAGGCGGTTGAGGATGGCGTCACGACGCGCGCGAACGCTATCGAGATAGGCGGCGGACACTCGCGCGTAGGGCATGGCTGGCGGCGGCGTGGTGCGCAACGTCCCTTTGACAAACTTGAACGATCCGCCCGATGCGCGGGCGGCATGGGCGGCCAGGTGGTCCGCCTCGGATACCTCAAACACATCGGACGGGATATCCTGGTACGTGATGTTGACGGGGTAAAAAAAACCTGTGCTCGGTGAATATCTGACGGGCATGATTAATTTCCAATCGCAAAGTAGGATGGGGTGATGCCGGCCGACAGCGCATTTCCGTTGTAGGTGAACAACCGACAGCCCGTTTTTGTCCTCATACCGACGTTGATGTTGCTGGGCAGACTGGACCCGCTTCCGCCTTGCCCTTCATATCCAGTGAAGACGTGAAAACACGCGTTTGGAAACGGAATCGGAAAGATCACATCGACATAGCCGGATTCCGGTGTCTGCGCTCCGCCGCCCCATTGCAGGATCATGCCGCCGGGTTGTTTCTGGTAGCCGCTCGACGACAACATTGCCGCAAAGTCGGCATTGCGCCACAGCTCGGCGGTCGAGTCGATGACTTGCCAAACCTTTGCCCCGGTCGCCATGAGGGTCAGGAATTGTCCCGGCTTAATTGTGATGCTCGGCACACTGCCGACATCAAATCCCATGTTCACGCCTGGCGCGGCAAGAATGGTGCCGCTATTGAACAGCCCGAAGAACTTGACGCACTTGCCGGAATTGTTGGGAATGCCAAGCGATACAGGGTCGGGAATGGTGATGGTCTTGCCCGCAGTCGGGAAGTACAAGGCGCAGCCCATATCCTCGGCGGTGAGCGTGCGGCTTTCAATGACGTCGGCATAGCGCACCATGTTTCCTTGCGCGCGCTGCACAAAATCGGCATTGACCAGCTTTTTCGACGCGTCAAATTTCGGCGGTGTCACGATCTCCTTCATGCTGTATTGCGGATGCGGGTCCAGAGCGGCCAGGTGCTGGGCCATCAGCGTGTCGCTATAGGCGCGGACAACGATGTCCTGGTCATCGACATATTGACGGGTGGCCAGGATGACGGACGGATCGATTTTCAGTTCGATGGCGGCCGTGCTGGCGACGATCAGCACCACGCGCACCACCTGCGTGCGGCCGCTGCCCTCGACCATCAGGGGCTTGTAGCTGGGCGGGCAGTTGGCCACCGCGCACAGGTCGCCCGCCTCGTCGTAGATGCCGATTTCGCGCAGCCACCAGCCGCCCACGTCCTCGGGCAAGACTTGCTCGACGATGATCTGGCTGGCGTTGGCCGGGTCGATGGCGAGTTGGTTCAGGTCGGCGCGGCGCACTTCATGCACCAGTGCCTTTTGCAAGCGGTCGGGAATCGGCAGGGCGCCGTTGCCGTCGCCCACGCCCATTTTTTTCAGTTTCAGGGTTTGGCCCAGGGCGATGGCGTTGGCCAGCTTGGCCTCGCCCACCTGCGTCAGAATAGCGAAATATGTGCTCATGGATAGATGGTCATGGTGTCAATGGTATGGGGTGCGCCGCCCTGTAACAGCGTGCCGCGCACTTCGATTTCTTCGGCGATCCACGGGTAGACCGTCATCGCATCGCCGTGATAGGTGGCCAGCCCGATCCGCACCTGGCCCCGGGTTTCCAGATACAGCGCCAGGCCCGTCAAATGCCGGCTGACGGGCTTGGCGTCGGCGATCAGGCGTTCCATTTCCTGGAACATGGCGTCCGTGATGCCGGTATCGAGCACGCCGACGTCGAGGCGAAACGTGCCGGGCGTGCCCGGTGGCGTGGTCTGCCACCATTCGGTGATGCGGATCAGGTAGCCCAGGGATTCGACCACGCGGCGCACGGCGGCAATCGTGCCCTTGTGCTTGTGGATGAAATAGGACGCCTTGATGGTGCCGCGCTTGATCGATTCGGGCCAGGCGTCGTCCCAGCGATCCACGGAACAGGCCCAGGCCAGAAACGGCAGCAGGGCGACGGGGCAGCGGTCGGCGTTCCACACGTCGCGCAGCGGAACGGGCACGTTGACCAGCTCGGCGCAGGCCACGGCAATGGCGCGCTCCAGCGCCGTGGTGTTCGGCGGCAGGGTGGGCACGTGCTTATTCATCGAGCACCACCACGTTGAGATTGATGCCGGTGCAGCGCGCGGCCTGGGTGGCGTTCAGTTCGATGTCCGCCGCCGGGCTGTTCAAGACGACCTTGCGCACGCCTTCGACGTGGACGGCGGCGCTGCAGGCGGAACGATAGATGCTGTGGCCCAGCGGGCGGCGCGGCTGCGACACGCGCGCGGCGTTGGCGCGCGCGGCATCCAGCAGAATCGGCACTTCTGGCCCGACGCCGATATACAAGGTCGCCTCGATCTGGTAGTCGATGACCTGGGCGGCCTGCACGCTCAGGCGGTCGCCCAGGGGGCGCACGTCCTCGGCGTTGAGCGCGCGCGCCACGATGGCCAAGATGTCTGCGCCGGCAATGCCGGTATCGTTGTTGGCCAGCACCGTGACGGTGACGCTGGCCGGCGCCGGGCTGGTGGCGCTCGCGTCCTTGACGCGGCCGTCGCTGCTGCGGGCGTGGAATTCATACGACGCTTTCGGGCCGGCCACGGACAGGCCGTCCGGCGCTTCCTGGATGCGCAGGCGGTAGGCGTCGTTATCTTCCATGACGGCGGCCACGGGCGGCAGGGCGTTCGGATTGGCCGGCGTGATGGTCAGGCGCGCCACGTTGACGTTGGCGCCCAGCTGGTCCAGGTCGCCATCGAGGGAAAACGCCAGCATGACGGCCTTGCCCGCCTCGTTGACGCGGTTGCGCAGGATGGTTTCCTGATACGCGTTCTCTTCCAGCAGCTTGGTGGCCGGTTCCGATTCCAGCTCCAGGAGGGCCGTGACGGCCGCGCGCTCCGCTTCCGGCAGCAGGCTGACCAGGTGCGCCTTGCGGCTGGCCAGAATGGTTTCGAAGTCCAGCGCTTCCACCACGCTGGGCGCGGGCAACTGGGTCAGGTCGATAGGCGTGCTCATACGACGCCGCCTTGCTTGACGGGCACGGCCAGCGTGATGCCCTGGCCATTCGCCGTGCCATCGAGCAGCAAGGCGATGGCGCCGTCCGTGTCGCGCGTGAGTTGTACGCTGGACAGTTGCAAGCGAGGCTCCCAGCGGCGCAGGGCAAAGGCGGTGGCGGCATAGATGCGCAACTGCGTGGCGCTGTTGAGGGGCTGGTCGATCAGCTCGGGCACTTCGGAACCATAGCGGCGGCGACGGATGCGCGAACCGATGGGCGTCGTGATGATGTCGGTCACGGACTGGCGCAGGTGGCCCAGGCCCGTCAGGCTGCGCCCGGTAGCGGCGTGCATGCCCATCATGGCAGTGGCCCATTCGACTGGTCGCCGCCGGCCTTGACGCCGCCGTGCGGATGCTTGGCCAGGCTGATGGCGCCGGCCAGCACGTCGTCGCTGGCTTTGATCGTGCCTTGCACGGCCATGGCCACGCCGCCGGCGGCGCCGGCCTTGGCGTTCACGCCGCCGTTCAGGGCGGTGGCGCCTTCCACGGTGGCCGATTGCATGACGATCAGGTTTTTCATGACGGTCAGGTCGCCCGTGCAGATGGTGCTGGGGGCGTTCGACGTCACCTTGTCTGCGGTGATGGTGGCGGTGCCGCCGGGGAGTAGGGCCGTCAGGGCGTGGGCCGCATGGTCGTACTGCACCACGGCGCCGTCCGGGTAGTGTGTGGTGTGGATGGTGTCGCTGGTTTCTGGTGCGTCAAATTCCTGCGAGTACAGCGCGGGCAGGATGATGCCGCGCGTCAGGTCGCCGCCCGGGGAAAAGACGATGACCTGTTCGCCAACTGTCGGCGCCGACCAGGTGCGCGTGCTGCCGGCGCGCGGCGTGACCCATTTCAGCCATTCAGTGGTGAGTGTCGGCCCCAGCCGCACGCGCGCCTTGGCCCCGTTGACCTCGGCAATGGTGCCCAGGCGGATCAGGTTTTGCAGCAAGCGGGTGAGGTCGGACAGGTCGGCGTTCATGCAGTGCATGTTGCCGAAGTCCGCGTGCGGATGCACGCGGGGGCGGGTTGATAAGCGGCTTAGCGACTATGGAAGCCAGTAAGGCACAAGCCTATATTCGCAAGTTGGGGGCGAGGTGGTGAGTGAATGACTTCGTCTCAACTCGAACCTTTGTGAAAATACTCAGCTCAGTACCCGAACAAGTGCGATCACTCCTGCACTGGCGGCCATACCATATGGTATTAGAACTTCGGGAATAATCTCGCTGCGCACCAATAAGATAATGATTGCAGACAAGGTTACAAAAAATTCGATCCACCGTGGGAACGTAAACGTTTGTTCTCCGACAGTTGTCAAAAACTGTTGCTCTATGTTGGGAGATGCGGGAAACATTGTTGACGCCCTGTCTGCGGTGTAGAGCCCCGCGAATTCCATTTCCACCGCTGTCGCGCCGCTCCGTTGCTCGAATCCCTGATGTGGCCACCTCCGCGTGTTGCGTGGTGCAAGTGCAGTAAGGCGAACGTATTGATACTGGGAACTATTTCGTTCTTGCTCTAGCCTCGCATCTATTGGCAAGGAATTGAGCCATCGTGGCGGCTTGGCGAGAAATATCCGCTTTAAATCTCGAAAGAGCAAGTAGTTATAGACTTGGAGTCTGCAATCAGCATATTGGGAGGCAATGCTCGACCGCGCTTTGCGTGCCTCATCGCTGTGAATAAACCGCCAAAACGCATAAGCCAAGGCGATCAAAACCACAACCCAAATCTTGTTGGTTTCTTTCGGAAGCTCAACGTCAAATATTTTATTCGGCAACCTCAGCTTAAGATAGGCGGAGACAAGGATGAATCCGCTTAAGGCCACCAGGTTGCGACGAACCTTATCCTTGTCATCTTCGTACATATCAAAATATCATAAAGTTTACCAACAGACGGAAAAGCAAGGAATTTCGCAGGGTAAATTCGGCCGGTTTTGGCCGGTTGCACTCGGTATCATACGACTCTAACTCATTTGATAACTACTGTCAGTTGAAGTTTGCATTGAAGCATCTCAATTTTTATCCATTTGATGCAGCAACGATTCACGTATCAACGTCCGATCCGACTCACTCAAGCCAAGTAGCGGCCGCTCCGGGTATTTGTAGGCGGGCCCTTTTTTTGACACGCGGTCTTGCCGGCCAAACTGATGCACATGCGCCACGCGCGCCACCCAGCCAAAGAACCCGACCTCGATCTGGTCGCCGCTCGCCTTTACTATCAAGTGCTTGGCGGTGCGGATCTTGGCGAACATGGCCGCCTTCTGCCGCTTGATGCGCCCATTCTTCCCCTTGAATTCCTTGCGTCGCTTGCGCGCCGGATAGGCCGCGCCGTCCGGCCCCTGCTGGGCCTTGATGCGCTGCGCCTGGCTGCGGCGCAGGTCGATGGCCACCTTGTGATTGATGGCGCGGCGCTGGGCGGGCTGCAGCTTAGCCAGCAGGGCGCCGGCCCAGGCTTCCAGCGCGTGCAGGTCGCCGCTCATGGCGTCGCCTCGGGCGTGCGCCATTCGGCCAGCAGGGTCTCGCCGTCATACAGCTTCCAGAACTCGTCCGCGTAGGCGGGCGTGTGCTGTATCTCGGCCAGGTGTTTGATGTCCAGGCGACCCGCCTCGCCGGTCTTGACGGCCACGCGTTCGGTCAGGTCCAGCTTGATGGAAATGTCGACCGTTTCATGGTTGTTGAAATCCACCTCGAAGGCGATGCCGTGCTTGCGGGTTTCCTCGTTGGCCATCAGATCGAGCTGGTGCACTTTCAGCCAGGCGATCAGGGCCACCATGATGGCGTCGGCGTCGCCCGCGTAATCGGTCACGATCAGGTTGAGCTTGAAGCGGTATTCGAAGGAGAGGGAAGCGGTGGCCGACGCCACCACGTTGCCCTCGTCGGCGAAGACCAGCAGGCGGTCGGGATCGCGCTGCAAGTCGGGGATGGCGGCGGCCAAGTGCTGGCGCAGGCTATTCGGTTTGTACATGGTAGGTGTCTCGTACTAGGTTGTAGGCGTCGATGCAGGCGTTCAGCTGGCGGGTGGCGTCGTCACCGTCGCCGGCAATGGCGTTAAGAGCTGCCGCAGTCGCTGGGTCAAGTTCGGCGCGCGTTTGGTGCCGATCGCCTGCGGCAGCGGCGGTATCTGCAGTGGCGGCGCACTGGCTGCTGGCAACGGGGATTGACAGGCGCACAGCGCCGCTGCGCACATCAAGGCTGAAACGGTCACGTTCAGTTTTCGCATGGGTTTGCTCCTGGGTGAGGTGGTCGGCGCGCTGCGCCAGGGCGGTGCCGGCGGCGCGCTCCAACGTCAGCACGCGGGCGGTGGCCTGGGCCAGCGCGGTGGCGGCGGTGGCCGCCTGGGTTGCCGCCGCCCGCTGCAGCTCGGCGATGCTGGCATCCTTGCGCCAGCCCTGCGCCGTCCAGCCCGCGATGGCACCACATAGCAGGCAGGCGGCCAGCGGGCGCCAGGTGGTTGCGGTCACATGGCCACCCGTTCCTTGATCCAGCCGAACAGGAAACGGCGCTGGCTCTTGTTGGCTTCGGTGATGTCCAGGTAGCGCGCCGCCTGCAGGCCGTTCAGGGCGCGCAGCAGCACGGCGGCGCCATCCTGGCCGCGCCATTTGAGAAAAGCGGCCAGCGCGCCCAGCGACTGCGCGCCCAGGCGGCCGTCGACGAACAGGGCGGGATAGCGGGCGCCCGTGTCATTGAAACCGTTCAGCCAGCGCTGCAGGAACTCGGCCGCGCGATGCGGCCCCATGTTCACGCCCGTGTCGATCACTTCGGCGCCGATGCCGGCATGCAGGGCCAGCACCTGGTCGAACTTCGGTTCCGTGATGTAGCGCGCCGTGTAAATGGCGCGCGCCATGGCCACGGGCAGCTCGCGCATCGGGCCTTGATAGCCGTTGGCGCGCGCCACGGCCACGGTGATGCCGTAATTGGTTTCGCCGCCCTTGTCTTGCGGGTCGTTCACATAGCCGCCTTCGGCGCGCAGGATGGCATCGATGGTGCGCACGATCAGGGGATTTTCCATGGTGGCCATCAGTGTTCCTTCGCGTCTTTGACGAGCTCGGCGATGTCCTTGTCGCTGCGGCGCTGGAACCACAGGGCCACGGCGCGCGACACCCACCAGCCGGGCGCGCCGACGATCAGGTCGATGGCGGAAGCGTTGACCATGGCGCCGATGGCGGGGAGCTGGGCGCACAGCAGTTGATACACGGTGCCGCCCAGCAGGCACGAGAACACGCCCGCGCAGGCCAGGCGGGCGACGAATTCGCCTTTGTTGAAGGTGCCGTCGCTGTTCAGCGGCGGCAGCACGATGTACAGCATGGCCGCGCCGACCATGCCCAGCGCCGCCTTGAAGCCGTATAGTTTGACCAGGGTGGCGAAACCACCAAACGATTCTGCGGACATTGCTTGATTCTCCGGTGAGAGGGTAGATAGATTTTTCATGAGAGTAAAAATGGTGGATTGCTGCGTTAATCCCATAGCTGCACGATGTCCGCCACCTGGCCCGTGCTGGGCGCCGGCTCGGGCAGGGTGACGACCAGGCCAGCCGGCAGCACGGCGCCGTAGCGCGCCAGCGCGGGATTCAGGGCCAAGGCCTGCTCGACGTATCCCGCGCCGTCGCCCAGGTAGCGCCACACCAGGGCGTCTACCGTGTCGTGCTGCTGCGTGCGCACCTGCATCAGATCAATTCCACGGTCAGATGCGTGCGCCCGACGATATCGGCGATGGCCCATTGCGCATTGCGCCGCTGCGCACCGGGTGCCTCGTCGAGCCACTCCATGCTTTTCTTGTCGCTGACGGACGTGGCCGTGCTGTCGTAATCGCGGTAACGCTCGATCAGATCCGCTTTCGCCGTGCTGTAGACGGCGCGCCGGTACTGCGCCAGCAAGCGCGATTCGCGGTTGATGCGCGCAGCCGGCACGTCTACCAGGGCGGCGATGCCTGCTTGCGCATGCATGCCCTGCCAGTCGGCCAGCTCGCGGTTGACCTGCAGGATGGCATCGACCACGGCTTGCACCAGGCGCGCGTCGGTGACGGTGCCGTCCAGGCGCATGGCGTCGCGCATATCGGTGAGCAGGATGTCGGGAAACCAGCCGTCGTTCTCGATGACGCCAGGGACAGGCGCCGGCGGCGCCGGGGTGGCGCCGGGCGGGATGGACGGGGGCAGGGCCATGAAGGACATACGGGGCGCTTTCAAAAAGGGGGCGGTGGACGGGGTTCATCAGGTCAAAGGTTTGGCCAGACTCCCCCCGTGCCGCCGTGCTGCGGGGGATGCTCTTTACGTGGAACCGGCCGCGCGCTTGAGGCGCCGTTCCAGCTTTTCCATATCCTTCTTGACGCCGCACGATTCCGACAGCGCGCGGGCGCGCTTCAACTGGCCCATGGCTGTTTCCGCCTGCGCCACCAGTTCCGGGGCGATGTCCGTCTCGTCGGCCTGATCGAGCACGGCGATCATGGCCAGGCCCATGGCCTTGTGCAGCTTGGCGCGCGCCTGGTCGGGCGCGTCGCTGGCGGCCGTCAACTGTTCCACCTGGCCCAGCACCTGGGCCGCGTGCTGTGGATCGGCGGCCAGCTTGCCGTGCAGGAAGCCCTCGGCAAACTCGTCCAGCATCAGGGTGGCG